CCCACGCCAAAATTGAAAGCTCTCAGAAAGATAAGAGAGCATAGTATTCAACTTGAATGTCCCGCGAGGAGTGGGGGTCGAAATCGTTTGAACAACAGCCCAAGCTGGATCAACAGGCCAGCTCCAGATGATAGCATCCTGAGGCTGAACCTGTGTAAAAGAGAATCTGTCCATATACACTGGCCTACTGAGAATGTAAGCCAATGACATCTCATCCTTATTGGTTCCATATAGTCCAATGGGTTGAGCAACATTGTTCCGGTTATCGAGGGCAAGCATCTTGGCCTTCGAGTCTCCAGCAAAGTTGGCAAGGTTGCGCGCATATTGAGGTACCACCATCGTAACAGTGGCCCCATCAACTGGCTTAGAATAGCCAAAAAGCGCAGCAATTCCACCTACTGCTGAAGCAACCCAACCGGCGGCCGCGATAAAGGGGCCAACCGTTGGGATAAGTCCGAGAGCTTTTCCAATAGTTCCAGTGGTTCTCATGATCTTAGAGATTTTCGTTCCACTGGAAGATGCAGCCTGCTCTGCTTCAATACCAGGGGCATCTCCCGTTTCCGAGATTAATTCCGGCACTGACGTTGATCCATCGGGGGCGATCCAGGGGTCTTCATTAGATTGGGCAGGTCCAGAGTCTCCTGGAAGAGGAGTTACTAGGGGCAGTCCGGTTGGCATCTGCACATCGATATTCATCGCGCGCATCCAGACTGTTGCATCAACGTCTGCACTCCCTGTTAAGGGAGAGTAGACAATAGTGCGCACTTGTCCCATGCACCCAGCACCATTGATAAGATCAATGTACATGAGTGGCATGATAAAGGGCACAGTAAGAGTTCCTGAAGTCGATTCCGAAAGGTCAAGTTCAACGTGTGGATAGCCAGTTAAGCCTCCAAAATACCATTGGTTAGATGGAGTAGAGGCCAGCTGCTGCTGCATAGGTAGAAAAACCATAAGCAAACGTCCAGCGTTGAAAGGTTGAGCATTAATCTGCCACTTGAATTCCAGATCCATACGGATATATCTGAAGCCCTGAAGCTTCTCACGAACCATAGGATTGTTCAACCAAGCAAAAGGCAGGTTAATTGCAGGTGTGAGGTCGGTATAAGCCGCCTGAGCCGTAGCCCAAGCAAAGCTTGCCAGTTTGATCGGTCGGGATAAAAATCCGACTACATCATTCGTCAAAGAGTCCTTCGCGGGCTTGACTATGTGAGAGAGCGCGCTACCAGTGAAACCACCAGAAGCTATTTCTCCTTCTTCGTGAAAAAGGATAAGTTCCTCACGTTCATCAATTGACGCTGCACCGGGAAGAATGCTAGATGTGCCTCCAGCTGAGCTTGATTCATTAGATTGAGCAAGTCCGGTTTCTTCGGAAGGAGGCGAACTTAATCCGTACCTTCCAGCACGACGGGTGAGTAGCCTATCATTTAAGGTGTCCACACACTCACCAATAGGGCTAAATAACCCTGACACCGCGTACGTCCGCAAAGATTTCCGCACCTCAGCAGGATTTGCTGCTCCACTCGTTTCGTCGATCTGAATGGAGCCCCGATCACGAGGTTTTTCTTCGTTCGACTGCGTGGCACACCAACGAACTGTCTCCAGCTGCTGGTAAGCATCATAAGAGAGAAAAGTGCAGTTCACTCTTTTCCCAATAATCCGTCGGGCTTCCTCAAAACGGGGAAGTTCACGTTCAAAAACATCACGCCCGTGTTGGGCAAGCTCATGAACAGCTTCTTCCAAAGTTGTCGCCGTGAGTTCATACACATCAACGCGACTGCGCACCCACATGGGCATCTCTCGGATAGTATCAAGAGACAGTGGGGCGCGGTAACGTGCTTGAGTTTCATCCCAGCGGAACTCACGCTTGAGAAAAGCGATTTCTGACATCTTCCTAAAAGGAAGACAAGTTCCAGTTTTTGCCTCATCAGTGTAAGTCATGCCAATGGTCTCGTATGCTTTCGCGATCGTATCCTGATTAAACCAGGAAATGATTGAGTCCGAAATATTCCAAACATCATCATCACCATAGTTGACATGTCGAACATACTTGTTGTAAGCCTGCATATTGGCTAGTTCAGCTTCATTCTCCCACGCGAGAGCGATAAACACATATCGCGCAGAGAGAGAGTGATAGACA